AATACTGGTACTGCTGGTGTATATGGTAACGCATCTTTTATTCCTGTCGTAACTACTGATGCTTACGGCAGAGTTAGTTCTGTAACCAATACTGCAATTGCAATTTCATCTGGTGTCGTTACAGGTGTAATGACATTCGCACAAGGCGGTGCAAATGCAACAACCTACACAACTGGCGGTCTGTTAACATCTAACGGTACTGCATTTGTTTCTGTTGCAAACACAGGAACTGCTGGTACATATGCTAACGCATCTTACATTCCTGTAATCACTACTGATGCTTATGGTCGTGTATCTGCCGTTACAAACACATTAGTTCAGATAGCGGCTTCACAAGTTACTTCAGGTGTATTACCATTTGCACAAGGTGGTTCTAATAATACAACATACACAACTGGTGCAATTCTAACATCAAACGGAACTTCTTTTGTTGCATTGGCAAACACAGGCACCGCAGGTACTTACGCCAATGCGGCTTACATTCCTGTTATCACTACTGATGCTTATGGTAGAGTCAGTTCTGTAACTAACACCGCAATTGCAATAACATCTACTGCTGTTACTGGTGTAATGACATTTGCTCAAGGTGGCGCAAATGCAACTTCTTATACTACTGGTGGTTTATTAACATCTAACGGTACTGCATTTGTATCCGTTGCAAATACTGGCACTGCTGGTACATATGCTAATGCGGCTTATGTTCCAGTAATCACTACTGATGCTTATGGTAGAGTTAGTGCAGTCACAAATACATTAGTTCAAATAGCTGCATCACAAATTACTTCAGGTGTATTGCCATTTTCTCAAGGCGGTGCGAATAATACAACATACACTACTGGTGCAATATTAACTTCAAATGGAACTGCATTTGTAGCACTATCAAATACAGGCACCGCAGGAACTTATGCTAATGCGGCCTATGTTCCTGTAATTACTACTGATGCTTATGGTAGAGTTTCTGCCGTAACCAATACTGCTATTGCTATAGACACGGCAGCAATTACTTCTGGTACTCTAGCTGATGCAAGACTTCCAGCTACAGGTACTGCTGGTACTTACGCAAACTCTACTCACATTCCTGTTATAACCACAGATGCAAAAGGTCGTGTTACTGCAATTACAAATACTGTAATTCAATCTTCAACAACTTCTGTTCAAGGTATTGTTCAGTTAAATGATACAGTAACTTCAACTTTAACTTCAGTAGCTGCAACTGCAAATGCGGTTAATGCAACTTACAATTTTGCCTCTACTAAATTTAATTCATCTGGTGGTACAATATCAGGTGATACAACAATTACTGGTAACTTAATTGTTAATGGTACAACTACAACTGTTAACACTTCAACTGTATCCACATCTGATTCATTATTAAAACTTGCAAACAACAACACCGCAGGTGATAGTTTAGATATTGGTTTCTACGGAACATATAATGCAACAGGTCAAAAGTATGCAGGTCTTGTAAGACAAGCAGGTTCAAACTTCTTCTTGTTCAAAGATTTAACTACTGATCCAACATCAAACGCACTTGCAACTGGTTCTTTAACTGCTTCTAATACTGCCACATTAAGAGCAAACATTACTGGTGGTACTGTATCAAGTCTTGCATCAGCAATCGGAGTTGCAGATGGTGGTACAGGCGCAACAACATTAACTGCCGGTGGAATTCTTATTGGTTCTGGAACAAGTGCAGTTACAATACTTGCAAATACTGGTACGGCAGGAACTTATGGTAATGCAGCCTATCATCCAGTAATCACTACTGACACATATGGTCGTGTGAGTGCAGTTACAAATACTGCTATCGCAATTGATACCGCTGCAATTACTTCTGGCACATTGGCGGATGCGAGACTTCCAGCCACAGGTACTGCTGGCACTTATGCTAACGCTTCTCATATTCCAGTTATAACTACAGATTCAAAAGGCCGTGTAACTGCTGTAACAAATACTGCAATCGTAATTTCTGCGGCTGCAATTACTTCTGGTACATTAGCAGTTGCACAAGGTGGTACTGGAGTAATAACTTCTACAGGTACTGGTTCTGTTGTTCTTAACACAAGTCCTGTTCTTACAACACCAAACATTGGCACACCATCTTTTGCAGTATTGACAAGTGCAACTGGTTTACCGTTAACGACTGGCGTCACAGGAACATTACCAATTGGTAATGGTGGTACAAATCAAACTACATTCACAAATGGTATCGTTGCATATAATGGTACATCACTTGCAACATTAGCAAACACAGGAACTGCTGGCGTATACGGCAATGCGGCCTATCATCCAGTAATCACAACCGATGCTTATGGTAGAGTTTCTGCCGTAACAAATACATTAATTCAGATTTCAACAACACAGATTACATCTGGTGTTCTTCCGTTTGCACAAGGTGGTGCAAATGCAACATCATACACCACTGGTGCAATTCTAACTTCAAATGGAACTGCATTTGTAGCATTAGCAAATACAGGTACTGCCGGCACTTATGGTAATACAACTTATGTTCCTGTTATCACCACAGATGCATATGGAAGAGTTAGTGCAGTTACAAATACTGCAATTCAATCAGGAACAACATCCGTATCTGGTATAGTGCAGTTAACAGATTCAATTAGTTCAACAAGCACAACTACAGCCGCAACTCCAAATTCAGTTAAAACTGCTTATGATTATGCACAAGGTGCTTTCACAAAAGCAAATCAAACTGCACAATTAGCATTTACAACAGTTTCAGCAAATGGAACAAATTTAGTTGCTGATGCAAATAATGATACTTTAACAATTACGGCCGCTAGTGCAAATGGCATTTTTATTAATTCTGATGCTGGAACTGATGCTTTAGATATTGGCCTTAGAAATTCTGGCGTCACATCAGGAACTTATGGTAACACCACAACAGCCGTTACACTTACAGTAGATGCATTTGGTAGAATAACTTCAGTTTCAAATGCCGCAATTTCTGCTGGCGCTTCAATTGGCGATGTGTTGGCACTTGCAATTGCATTAGGATAAAATATGGCTAAACCTACATCAAGACAAACATTCAAAGATTACTGCCTTCGCAGACTTGGCCATCCTGTTATTCAAATTAACGTGGATGATGACCAAGTTGAAGACCGCATTGATGACGCACTTCAATTCTTTGAAGATTACCATTTTGATGGTTGCGAAAAGATTTATATGAAACATCAATTCACACAAGCTGATATTGATAGACGTTGGATATATGTTCCAGACCCCGTAATCTTTGTTATGTCTGTTCAATCATTTGATGATTCAACTTCATCAATTAATATGTTTGATTTGCGTTATCAATTGCGTTTGCATGACCTTTATGACTTCACATCGGTATCGTATGTGTCATATGAAATCACCATGCAACATCTCCGTACACTAGAATTGTTATTCTCTGGTACTCCACAATTTAGATTTAATCGTAAACAAAATAAAATATTTCTTGATATTGATTGGGAACGTGATGCAGAAGTGGGTAAGTATGTTGTTATTCAATGTATGCGAGCAATGCGGCCTGATACAATTACCTTAACAGGTACTCTAACTGGTAACACAAGTTCCAATACAATGACAGGAACATCAACAATATTTGACCAAGAAATACTTGAAAATGATATCATTACATTATCTGATAATCAAGAAGTTCAAGTCCGTAAAATTAATTCACCAACAAGTATTACACTTGCAAATACGGTAACTGCAAATGTGACTTCTGTTACAATGACAAAGGCCGGTGTTTCAGATGTTTGGAATGATAAGTTTCTAAAAAGATATGGTACTGCATTAATCAAGTACCAATGGGGTTCCAATCTTTCTAAATTTGCAGGTATTCAAATGCCTGGTGGTGTAACATTAGATGGCCCAAGAATCATGCAAGAAGCACTTGAAGAAATAAACAAACTTGAAGAAGAAATGTATAATATGTTATTACCTAGTGAAATCTTTACTGGATAAAGATGCCTACAAATTTTTATTTTAATAACGCACCAACGGATCAAATCACCAGTGAACAATTACTGGTTGAGGACCTCGTTATTGAAGCGATGCAAATTCATGGGCTAGATGTTTATTATCTTCCTAGAACAAGTCGTGATTCTGTAGATATGTTATATGGAGAAGACACTCTTAAACAATATGTAACTGCATATCCAATTGAAATGTACCTTGAAAATGTTACAGGTATGGATGGAGAAGGTGATTTCATTTCTAAATTTGGTTTAGAGATTAGAGATGAAGTTACTTTTTTAGTATCTCGCCGTAGATTCAAATATGCAACAGGTGCATCAAATCTTATTCGCCCAAGAGAAGGTGATTTGATTTACGCACCTCTTGTTCAAAACTTTTTTGAAATTACACATGTTGAAAGTGAAAATGACCAAGCAATGTTTTATACATTGGGTAGAGGCCGTGGTGGAAATGTATATGTTTATGCATTAAAAATGAAACAGTTTGTATTCTCTGAAGAAGTTATTGATACAGGTAATGATGAAATTGATGCAGAGATTCGTGATGCCTATAAGAGAACACAACTTACATTAGCCGCAGGCGGTTCTGGTACATTTGTAGCAGATGAAATTGCTTATCAGGGAGCAACTTTGGCAAATGCAACATTCCAATCAGTTGTTTATGATTGGTCTTCAACAACAAGAAAATTGAATGTTATTCGTACAATAGGAACTTTTGCAAATAATACATTAACAAAAGGTGCAACAAGTGGTGCATCTTGGACTTCATTCGGTACAGCAAACACATCATACAATGACAATACTGCATTTGAAGATATTATGGACAATTCTTTAATTGAAGGTGAAGCAGATTCTATAATTGATTTTAGTGAAACTAATCCTTTTGGTGAGGCTTAAAAATGCTTGGTAATGCTACATTTTATAATAGAACAATACGCAAAATAGTTGTTGCGTTTGGCACAGTTTTCAATGACATTTATTTGGTTCGTTATACCAAAGATGGATTGACTGCAAAAGAAACTATAAAAGTTCCTTTGAATTGGGGCGCAAAAGAAAAATATCTAACACGATTAACTGCCGACCCAACATTAACAAAATCAATTGCAACAACTGTTCCTAGAATTTCATTTGAGATGACAGGAATGAGTTATGATTCAAGTAGAAAATTACCTACTACTGTTCGTAATTTTTCTGCAAATAATGCAACAACTGTAAATGCACAATATGTTCCTGTGCCTTACAATTTTGATTTTTCATTATCAATCTATGTAAGAAACACAGAAGATGGCACACAGATACTAGAACAAATTTTACCATTCTTTACACCAGATTTTAGTGTGACTGTTGATTTTATTCCTTTGATGGACCCAAAATATGATATGCCTATCATTCTGAATTCAGTTTCAAATGAAACCACTTATGAAGGCGACATGATGGAAACTCGCATGATTATTTGGAATTTAGAATTTACCGCAAAAAGTCATATCTGGCCTCCAGTTAAAACTGGTAAAATTATTAATGTGGCCAATACAAACCTATACATTCAACCAAATAGTTTACTTGAACAACAAGTTTTTGTAGACTTTGCAAATGGTGTTGGGCGATTCTCTGATTCAGAAACAATTAGAGTTACTGATAGAGATGTGCATGGTACAGTTTCATATTTTAGTAATGTAAATAATGGTATATTAATAGTTGAATCATTAAATGATTATTTGGCTGTTGGTGATGTTGTTCGTGGTGATTTTACTGGTGCAACATTTACTATTAAAACTGCTGACAAAACACCATTAAAATCAACAACAATAACAACAAGACCAAAGCCATTGACTGCCGAACCAGATGATGAATTTGGATTTTCAGAGACAGTAACTACTGGGCGCACATTTTAATGCATAAATTGAATCAAAAATTATCTGAAGTATTGGATGTTGAACCTATTCAATTTGAAACTTCAATAGTTGAAGTTAAATCACCTATTGAAGATGATGCTGAATTTGCACGAACAAATATTCGTGATTTGATTTCAAAAGGTAATAGTGCAATTGATACTTTACTTCAGGTTGCC